GAACTGTAGAGAGAATTCAAGCTCAAGCAGATGCTACATCTTCAATGCTTAAAACATTTAGTGATGTTGCTTCAACCGCTATTAAAGAAGAAAAGAAGAAATATTCTGATCAGGATATAGCTCAACAGAAACTTGATAGAAAAGAGGAAAAGTTAGAGAAAAAGAAAAAGAGAAATATTACTAGAGAGCTTAATAAGAATAGAGCAGATGGAGATCCTAGAGTAAAAAGAAAAGATGTAACACAAAAAGATATTGATAATTTTGATGTAAGTAAACAATCTGAATCTAAGCAAAAAAGATATAAGAAGTTAGATGATCAAGTAACTAAATTAGAAACTGATATTGAAAATAAAGAATATAGTGATGTATCAGGCGCTGATATAGAACGAGCACAAGATGAAGCAGCTGTAGCTTATTCAAAATGGCAGAAAGACAATCCAGAGTTAGTTAGTAAAAATAAAAATAAAAATACAAATACAAACCCACAAGCTAATAATGATCCTTGTGATGACCCTGATTATAAAAATTCAGTAAGTGGACAATCAATTTGTAGAAAATAAACAGTCATGGATCTGTATAAAACCAAGGAAAATAAATAAATATTAATAATTAAAAACAAAAAAAATCATGGCAAAATTTATTAACTTTAACATAGTTGGTGGGTATGACTTAGCAGCAGCGGGTGCCGATTCATCACTAGATGGAGACAATTTAGTAAATGTAGATAACATTTTAAATGTAAAAGCAGAAGCTGGTGCAGGTGGAGAATACAATGTTGTTCTTCAATTAACTGGTGGTTTATCTTGTAGAGTAACTTGTTCTACAGATGCTGCCGCAGTAGTTCCAGTTAACCCTACAGTGGGTACTGATTATCTTCCATTAATGAAGAAAGCAGTTAACAGAGCTATTACAGCTAATCCAGGTGGAGTAAAAGCTAGCGCATTATTACCTCAGGATAGTTTAGATCCAAACGCTCATTATGATCAAGCATTAAGAGTATACTGGAAAGATATTCTTATTAGCTAAATATGAAACCTAAAGGTTTAGGAGATAGAATTGAAAATTTTACAAAAGCAACGGGCATCAAAGCTGCTGTTGATGGAATATCAAGAGTAACTGGTGTCCCTTGTGGATGTAATAAAAGAAAAACTGCTTTAAATAAAATGTTTCCTTCAAAAAATTAAATTATGGCTTATAAACAAAACTGGGGATTAAGTAGAAAACATTACCAAGGTAATACTTCTCCTTTAAATAACATGCCTCATGTAAATAGATTAAAAAAGCAATCGCAAAATAAGTTTGCAGGGGTAGATGAAGAAATTCTTCCAGAATCACCATTAAGTAATTGTGGTTGTCCTTCTCCATTAAATCAAGAGGAAGAGGCTTATAACATGACTCCAGATGCTACAGAGGAAGAATCTAAAGCAGTAAGAGATAAGTTTGATAGAACTTATATGAAAGGTAGTAAAAAATACAATACAGGAGATTTATTAAGTGAAGATGATTGGGAATCGCAAGGAACAAATTACAATATACAAGATGTTAGTGAGGTTCAAAGTGATGACAAAGGTCAATTTGTAACTACATTAGGAGATGATGAAATAACACCATCTTTACAAAGTGGAAAAAATCCAAAATTTTCATCTGATTCAACGATTATGCCTAATGCTCTTCGTCCAAATGTAAGAGTAGCAAGAGATACTATTAGACCTAGTATAGGTAAAAACTTTTATTCTTCTAGAAAATAACGATGCCTACTTTCAAACCAAATACAGGATTTAAAATTGAAGCACCTGTCAATATTGATTGGACACCGGTTTATACTACTAAGTTAGAACCAGGTTGTTTAGGTAAAGGTAACTTAAATGGTACTATTTTATTATCTGAAGAATTAAACAACAATAAAGAAAGAGAAAGCGTTACTGATCATGAAAAAATACATATAGATCAAATTAAAAGAGGTGATCTATCTTATGATGAAGATTGTGTTTATTGGAAAGGTAAGTGTTGGAGCAGAGAAGAGATGGATGAAGGTAATCCAAATCTTCCATGGGAAAAAGAAGCATATAAAAAAACAGACGATTACGAAACATTATAAATAAATAAAAATGGCATATACACAAAGTGCAAACCCTTTTTCACGTAGAAAAGGTAAAGAAAAAAGAGAAGCTAAAAGACAATTAAAGTCTTTATATAAGCAAGGGTACTCTGATATTACCAGAACAACTCAAGCTGACGGCTCAGTTAGTTATTCAGGAGCTGGAGAAAAAGGTCCAGAACAAAAACTAGATAGAAGATCAAGAAGAAACATTAGACAGGAAGCTCGTGGAGATAAAATGACTAATGATATGAACATCGATCAAAAAGGTCACAGAACTACTGAGGTTAAAGAGTTAGGGGTTAACAGAATGAGTTCATCTCCATTACATCAAGATGAATATAATTGGGATTATGAAAGTGATGATCCTAGAACTGGAGGTAAAATAGCCAACCCAGATGATTATACCTGGGATGTTCCTGAATATGGTGACGAAACCAGAGAAAGAATGGATGATGGTAGAATAAAAGTACAGCAGAGTAGAGGTATAACTGGTACATTTACAGGAGAAACTGATGATGATTACTGGAATAGTTTAAGTGAACAAGAAAAACAAGTAATTAGAGATAGACAATCAGGTAAAGATACAAGAACAAGATATATTGATCCATTAGAGCCAATAACAATACCTGGAGAGGGTCCAGTTGAAATACCAACTGATAATCCTGATCCAATAATTCCTATTACAGGTGGTGGTCCAACTCCAACTGAAGATCAAATTACTATAGGTAGTAATCAAAGAGTAAAAGATGAAAAAGTTCCAGTAACTACAAGTAAAGATGTTGAAAGAAGAAAACCAGGCATGCAAAAAGTTTGTACTAACTGGGAATGGGTAGAAAGAGGTAGTGGTCAAGGAGAAAGCAGAAGTGATGCTGGACCAAGACCTACAGTTACAAAGACTAAGACTAAAACAAGAATGCGAAGAATTTAACTCTTATGAGTAAAAAGAAATTCAAAGATACAACTATAGGGCAGCTTCTATTTGGAGCTGCTTCAGTGGTTAATCCTACTCTTGGAAATGTATTAAAAGGAGTAACTTCTCCTAAAGAAGCAATAGAAGCAATAACTAAATCTGATGCTACTTTAGAGGATAAAATAAAATTACAACAATTAATATTTGAACAGCAGAATAAAGAAATAGAATCTATTACTTCAAGATGGAAATCAGATTCTATGTCAGATTCTTGGATGTCTAAGAACGTACGTCCTTTAGTTCTTATATGGTGTATTGTTGTATTTTCTTTTGCAGGTATACTAGATAGTGTAGAAAGCATACCATTTACAATACATGAAACTTGGAATGATACTTTTGAGAAGGTTATGATGTCCGTAATCTTAGCCTATTTTGGAGGACGAACGACAGAAAAGGCGAGTAGTATGTTCAAAAAGTAAAAAGTATTAAAAATCGGTGATTATACTTTAGAACACTTAAATTAAATTAAATATTATGAAAAAATTATTATTAAGCATTTTTATGCTAGTAAGCTTGACTTTACAAGCTAACGACTTAAAGTACTTTGAAGGATTGTGGAAAAGTAAAGAAAGCAGTTATTATGTTGCTGTTTTACATAAATCCAGTACGGACAAATTTGAATTTGTTGATTTTTCTTTTGGTGATGGTCAATCTATAAAAGAAGAAATAAAAGAAGTAGGTGAAAACTACATTATTACTACAATTAATTATGAAAAAAACAATTGGAACGTAGAAATTAAATACACTTTAGTTGATGAAAATACAATTAAATGTGAATTCTCAGGTGATACAGGTGTAGTAAACTATTATAACCGAGTTAAATTAAATTAAATGGAAGAAACAAAAATTACAGAAGATCAATTGAATAAGATTCATGATTTTCAAAAAGAAATTAGAACTCTTTTAGTAGATGTAGGAGTTAAAGAAGCAGAAAAACATGCTACACTACATAAATTAGCGGAGATTAACAAGGGTCAAGAAGAGTTTAAAAAAGAATTAGAAGACCAGTATGGTTCAATCAATATTAATTTAGAAGATGGAACTTACGAAGTTATAAAGGAAAATGAGTAATGTAATAAGAAAAATCAGTATTGGCGCTGATTATAAGAATGAAGCTATGCATTATTCTATAGGTCAACAAGTATATGGAGGACATGAAATTTCTCATATCTTGTTAGATGAAAAAGATAATTCTTATAACATTTATATAAAGAAAAACAATGAGGTATTACCGTGGAAGAAGTTTAACTCTAACATGGCTATATCTATTGAGTATGATTTAGAATATTAATGAAAAGTTTATATGATTTTATTATAGAACCTATTGGAGATAGATATGCAAATAACTCAAAAGTAGGTGAAAAAGANNTAATATTAAACACTAATATTGAAAGTTTTAAATTTGTAAATAGATTAGCAAAGGTAGTAGAAATTCCTTTAGCATTTACTACACCTATTAAAAAAGGTGATTTTGTTATTGTACATCAAAATATCTTTAGAAGATTTTATGATATGCAAGGACGACAAAAAAATAGTAGAAGTTATTTTAAAGATAATCTTTATTTTGCTAGTCTAGATCAAATTTATTTATATAAAAATAAAATTAAATGGAACGCTATCAATGACAGATGCTTCATAAAACCTATTAAAAACACTGATGATTTCAGTATTAAAACAGAAGAACCTTGTATAGGTATATTAAAAATAGGTAATAAAAATTTAGAAGCATTAGATATTAATCCTCAAGATAAAATAGGTTTTAAACCTGGTGGTGAATGGGAATTTATTATTGATNATGAGCGTTTATATTGTATGAAATCAAATGATATTGTTATAAAATATGAGCACAAAGGAAACGAAGAAGAATATAATCCAAGCTGGACAAGTAGCAGTAGATGAGTTAATCAAAGTTGCTAAAGAACCAATTATAGATTATGGACCAGATATTTCCGCAGATAGATTAAAAAATGCTGCAGCTACTAAAAAGCTAGCTATATTTGATGCTTTTGAAATTTTAAATAGAATTGAAGAAGAAAAGAATTTGTTAGAAGATAAACCTAAAGTAGAAGAAAAAAAAGAAAAATCTTTTAAAGGTTTTGCAGAAGGGAGGTCTAAATAATGTACGAGCAAACTTTATACAAAATATTACCTAACTATGTAAAAGCTAAAACACTTAAGACAAAGAATAGGTATAAAAAATGGGAATACGGTTACGATGAAGAACATGATTTTATTGTAATTAGTAAATCAGGAATGATTGGTGAAGTGTATGAAATCCAAGGATTAAAAATAGCTTTACCTAAAGCACCTAAAGAAATTAATAAGTTTGAATCTGGAAAATGGGAGAGAACTCCTTTGCCTAAAGTTTTAAGTAAAATTAAAAGTGTATTTGAATGGGATAAGTATCCAGAAGATTTCAAAGAAAAATGGTATGATTTTATTGATGTTGAATTCAATAAACGTGAACATGGGTTTTGGTTTTATAATAATAATAAAAAAATTTATTTAACCGGAACACATTATATGTATTTACAATGGTCTAAGATTGATGTTGGACCACCAGATTTTAGAGAGGCTAATAGATTGTTCTTTATATTTTGGGAAGCATGTAAAGCAGATGATAGATGCTACGGTATGTGTTATCTTAAAAATCGTAGATCTGGTTTTTCATTTATGGCTTCTGGTGAAGTTGTAAATTTAGCTACAATATCAAGTGATTCAAGATATGGTATATTATCTAAGACTGGACCTGACGCTAAAACAATGTTTACTGATAAGGTTGTTCCTATTTCAGTTAACTATCCTTTCTTTTTTAAACCGATTCAAGATGGTATGGATCGACCTAAAACAGAACTTGCATATAGAGTACCAGCTTCTAAATTTACTAGAAGAAAAATAGTAACAGGTGAAGTAGCTGCAGAAATACAAGGATTAGATACAACAATTGATTGGAAAAATACAGGAGATAATAGTTATGATGGTGAAAAACTAAAACTATTAGTACATGATGAAAGTGGTAAATGGGAAAGACCAAATAATATATTAAATAATTGGCGTGTAACTAAAACATGTCTAAGATTAGGTAGTAGAATTATTGGAAAGTGTATGATGGGTAGTACCTCAAATGCTTTAGATAAAGGTGGAGGAAATTTTAAAAAATTATACGAAGACTCTGATGTTACAAAAAGAAACGCCAATGGACAGACTCGCTCAGGACTATATAGTTTGTTNATACCTATGGAATGGAATTACGAAGGATACATTAATGCTTATGGCTTACCTGTATTCGACACACCCAATACGCCAGATGAAGATCCCCATGGTCAAAAAATTAGAATCGGAGTTTTAGATTACTGGAAAAATGAAGTAGATGGTTTAAGTGAAGATCAAGATGCTTTAAACGAATTTTATAGACAATTCCCACGTACAACTAAACACGCGTTTAGAGATGAATCTAAAAATTCTTTGTTTAATTTAACTAAGATTTATCAACAAATTGATTGGAATCAAGATATTAAACATAGCGCGGTTGTAACTAAAGGATCTTTTCAGTGGGCTGGAGGAATTAAAGACACCACAGTTACATTTGTACCTAATAATAATGGTAGATTTTTAGTGAGTTGGGTACCTCCTCAAAGACTACAAAACAATGTAGTATTAAAAAGAGGAAGCAAATACCCAGGTAATGAAGAATTAGGTGCTTTTGGATGTGATAGTTATGATATATCAGGAACAGTAGACGGTAGAGGATCTAATGGAGCTTTACATGGATTAACAAAGTTTTCCATGGAAGATGTCCCACCTAATCATTTCTTTTTAGAATATATAGCTAGACCACAAACAGCTGAAATATTTTTTGAAGACGTATTAATGGCTTGTATATTTTATGGAATGCCAATACTTGCGGAAAATAATAAACCTAGGTTGTTGTATTATTTTAAAAGAAGAGGATATAGAGGTTTTTCTATGAACAGACCAGATAAAATTTGGAATAAATTATCAATAACAGAAAAAGAAATTGGAGGTATTCCAAACTCTAGTGAAGATGTTAAACAAGCTCATGCAGCAGCTATAGAATCTTATATTGATTCTTATATAGGTTTAAAAGAAAATAATGAATTTGGAGATATGTATTTTCAAAAAACATTAGATGACTGGTCTAAATTTAATATAAATAATAGAACAACTCACGATGCCTCTATTAGTTCAGGATTAGCAATAATGGCTTGTAATAAAAATAAATATAGACCCGTTCCACATTTTATACATCAAAAATATGATTTAGGTATAAAAAATATGATAACACTGGTCAATTATCAAAAATTATAGATTAAATGAAAAATAAACTAAATATGTTTACCAACGGTGGTGGACCATTTCCTAGCCAAGTGGTTAGTGACGCTGAGAAAGCTAGTTGGGAGTATGGTCAACAAGTTGCTCAAGCTATTGAATATGAGTGGTTTTCACAGGGTAGGACTAATGGTAATAGATATTTAACTACATGGAATAACTATAACAGATTAAGACTTTATTCAAGAGGTGAACAACCTACTCAAAAATATAAAGATGAATTATCTATAAATGGAGATTTATCATATTTAAATCTAGATTGGAAACCAGTTCCTATTATTTCTAAGTTTGTAGATATATTAACCAATGGTATATCTTCTAAACAATATGATATAAATGCTTTTGCTCAAGATCCAGAATCTTTAAAACAAAGAACTAGCTATGCACAAGCAATAGCAGAAGATATGTTTGCAAGAGACGTGATGAAGCAAATGGAAGCTAAAATTGGAGCATCATTACAAAGAACTAGTATTCCTGAAGAACAACTTCCAGCAAGCGCAGATGAATTATCTTTACATATGCAGCTTAGTTATAAGCAAGGAGTAGAAATTGCAGAAGAAGAAGCTATTAATCAAGTATTAGATCAAAACAAATGGGAATTAATTAAACGTAGAATTAATTATGACTTAGTCACTTGTGGTATTGGTGCTGTTAAAACATCATTTAACGTAGCTAATGGAGTAAAAGTTGATTATGTAGATCCAGCTTATCTAGTATATTCTTATACAGATGATCCAAACTTTGAAGACATATATTACGTAGGTGAAGTAAAAGCAATAACTATTCCCGAATTAAGAAAACAATTTCCTAATATTCCTAATGAAGAATTAGATAAAATACAAAAAACCAAAGGTAATAGAAATTATTTATATGGTGGTGCATATGATGAGAACACTGTACAAGTTTTATACTTTGAATATAAAACTTATAGTGATCAAGTTTATAAAATAAAATATACAGATCAAGGATTAGAAAAAGCATTAGAAAAACCTGATACTTTTAATCCTCCTGTAAATGATAATTTTGTAAAGAAGTATCGAGAAGTAGTAGAGGTATTATATAGTGGTGTTAAAATAACTTGGTACAGATATGTTATTAGAGTGGAAACTAGCTGAGAACATGTCTAGACCTTATGCTGATACTACTAAAGTTGAAATGAATTATGCTATCTGTGCACCTAGAATGTATATGGGTAGAATAGAATCTATTGTAAGCAGAATTACAGGGTTTGCAGATATGATTCAAATAACTCATTTAAAACTCCAGCAAGTATTAGCTAGAATGGTTCCAGACGGAGTGTTCTTAGATATGGACGGTTTAGCTGAAGTAGATTTAGGTAACGGGACTAATTATAATCCACAGGAAGCATTAAATATGTATTTCCAAACAGGTTCTGTTGTTGGTAGATCTTTAACACAAGATGGAGATCCTAATAGAGGTAAAATACCTGTACAAGAATTAACCTCTTCTGCAGGACAAGCTAAAATACAAGCTCTTATATCTACATATAATTATTATTTACAAATGATAAGAGATGTGACTGGATTAAGTGAAGCTAGGGATGGTAGTTTACCTGATAGAGATACACTAGTGGGATTACAAAAACTTGCGGCTGAACAATCTAACATTGCAACCAAACACATTAACAATGCTAGCTTATTCTTAACTTTAAGAGTATGTGAAAATATTTCTAAAAAGATAGCGGATTTATTAAATTATCCTCTTACTAATAATTCATTACGTCAAAGCATTTCTATGTTTGATGTAGAAACCTTAAGAGAATTAACAACATTAAATCTACATGATTTTGGAATTTTCTTAGATTTAGAACCAGATGAAGAAGAAAAAGCTTCATTAGAACAAAACGTTCAGGTCGCGTTACAAGCAGGTGGAATTGATTTGGAAGATGCTATTGATATTAGAAATATACGTAATATTAAATTAGCAAATCAAATGCTAAAAGTAAAACGTAGAAAAAAACAAGAAAGAGAACAAGCTATTCAAATGCAGCAAATACAAGCAAACGCTGAAGCTCAAGCTAAGGCTGCTCAACAAGCCGCGGAAGTAGAAGTTCAAAAACAAAATGCATTAGCAGAAAAAGAATTAAAAATTGAACAAGGTAAATCTCAATTTGAAATTCAAAGAATGCAGACAGAAGCAGAAATCAAAAGACAATTGATGTCAGAAGAATTCAATTATCAAGTTCAATTAGAACAAATGAAAATGCAAGCTGAAAAACAAAAAGAAAGAGATATAGAAGATCGTAAAGATAAAAGAGTAAAAATACAAGGTACTCAACAAAGCGAAATGATAGATCAAAGAAGAACAGAATCTTTACCTATTGATTTTGAAAATCAAGACATAAATCAGGGGGGAATGTTTAATTCTCAGTTACCTGTAGTTTAACATTAATTATTTAATTATATTATATTATGGCAGAACAAAAAGCGGCCGTAGAGGTCAAGCAAGAAGGTGATTTTAAAATAAAATCTAAACCTAAAAAACCTAAAAACTTAGGTGCAAAAAATGATAAACCAGTGAAAATGGATTTCACTAAACCAGAAGCACAGGGTGAGGTTACTCCTGATGTTGTGAAGATGGATTTAACTAAAAAAGAAGACAATGCCGTTCAAGAGCGAAAAACAGAGGAAATACCTGTGGGCAAACGAACCGGAGATAGCAAGGGAGTGGACGGAGAAATACGGGTCGAATCCGGTGAAAAGGAAGTCGTGTCCCAAGCAGATAGCGATACTCCGATCACAGAGATTATCGAAGAAGTAGTAGAAAAAACTACATCAGAAGTAAAGGAAATCGAACAACCAAAAGAAGAATACAAGTTACCAGAAAATGTAGATAAATTAGTAAAATTTATGGACGAAACTGGAGGAACAGTAGAAGACTATGTAAAACTAAATAAAGATTATACAGGTCTAGACGATGACACTTTATTAAAAGAATATTATAAACAATCAAAACCTCATTTATCACAAGATGAAATTAATTTTTTAATTGAAGATAAGTTTCAAGTAGATGAGGAACTTGATACAGAAAAAGAAACACGTAGAAAAAAGCTAGCGTATAAGGAAGAAGTTGCAACAGCTAAAACTAATTTAGAACGTTTAAAAACTCAGTATTATGCTGATATTAAAAAACGTCCTGGAACTAATACTGAACAACAGAAAGCGTTAGAATTTTTTAATCGTTACAATAAACAGCAAGAAACTGTAAAGTCAAATCAAGATCACTTTAAAACTCAAACTAAAGATCTATTTGCTAATGATTTCAAAGGTTTTGAATACTCATTAGGAGAAAAGAAATTTAGATACAAAGTTCAGGATCCTGGTGCGACAGCTGAAAAGCAAAATAATATTGACAATTTTATTAGCAAATATGTTGATAAAGATGGAAAAATTATTGATGCTCAAGGTTATCATAAAGCTTTACATGCTGCTATGAATGCTGACAAACTAGCGAGTCACTTTTATGAACAAGGAAAAGCCGACGGCATCAAAGATGTTGTTAAAAATTCCAAGAACCCAGCTTCAGAAGCGCCGAGGCAAGTTGCCGGTGGGGATGTTTTTGTAGGTGGATTAAAAGTCAAATCTATTAGTGGAGCAGATTCATCTAAATTGAAAATAAGAAGACGAACATTTAATAATTAAAATTTAAAATTATGGCTTTAACCCCACAATTTGGTACTATTGTACCAAGTCAGGTACAGGAAATTCTAAATTCTAACTATTTACAGTGGACAGATCCAGGTACTCCTGCTACATTTGCAGATTTTGCACAGCAGTATTTACCGGAAATCTACGAACAAGAAGTTGAAAGATATGGTAATAGAACTTTATCTGGATTCTTGAGAATGGTTGGTGCAGAACTTCCTATGACAAGTGACCAAGTAATCTGGTCAGAACAAAATAGATTACATATTGCTTATGACGATTGTACGCAAACAGGTGCTGGTAATACAATTAATGTAAACCCAGGTGCTGCTGCAAACATTGCTAACGTTGTGTCTCCAAGATCTACTATTGTAGTAATGGATGACTTTGGTAACGAAGTAAAATGTTTAGTAACAGCTTCAAACACTGCTACATTTGTTTTAACTGTTGAACCTTATACTGCTGCTTCATTAGCTACGGCTGGTATAGTAGGAAACGTAAAAGTTTTTGTATACGGTTCTGAATATCAAAAAGGATCTGTAACTCCTAATGCTCCAGGTGCTCCTGGTGCTGTAACAGGAACTCAGTACATCAGTGTTGATCCTTCATTTACTCAATTCCAAAATAACCCTATCATCATTAGAAACAAATATGTTGTTAATGGTTCAGATATGGCTCAGATTGGTTGGGTAGAAGTTGCGACTGAAGACGGAACAGGCGGTTATCTTTGGTATCTAAAAGCTGAGTCTGAAACAAGACTTAGATTTGAGGATTACTTAGAGATGATGTGTGTTGAAGGTGAACTAGTTGATGCTGCTGTATCTCCAATTGCTACAGGAATAGGTACTCAAGGTTTATTTGCTGCTATCGAAGATAGAGGTAATGTAATGGTTGGGTTTGCTCCTGCAACAGGTATTGCTGACTTTGATGATATTCTTAGAAACCTTGACACTCAAGGAGCTATTGAAGAAAACATGTTATTCTTAGATAGAGCTACGGCTTTAGGCTTTGATGATATGCTAGCTTCTATATCTTCTGGTGCTGCAGGTGGTACTGCTTTCGGTTTATTCGAAAATTCTGAAGAAATGGCTTTAAACTTAGGTTTTAGCGGTTTCAGAAGAGGTTCTTACGATTTCTATAAAACAGATTGGAAATATCTTAACGACGCTTCTACGCGTGGTGGTATGACTGGTCCTGCTTCTATAGAAGGTGTATTGATACCAGCTGGTACAACTACAGTTTATGATCAAATTTTAGGTACTAACATTAGAAGACCTTTCTTACACGTAAGATATAGAGCTTCTCAAGGTGATGACCGAAGAATGAAGTCTTGGTTAACAGGTTCAGCTGGTGGAGCTTTCACTAGTGATCTTGATGCAATGGAAGTTAATTTCCTTTCAGAAAGATGTCTTGTAACTCAAGCAGCTAACAACTTTGTATTATTCAAAGGTGTATAACTATTGATAAAGGTTAGGGCGCTTCGGCGCCCATATACCTTTTTAACTTATTTAATTATATTATATTATGGCAAAAAAGAAAAAAGAAGAAGTGGTAGTTGAAGAAACTCCACAAGTAACACAAGTTGTTGAAGCTCCGGTTATAAACAAACCCTCTTCAAAAACTAGTTTTGAAATAAAAGACAGAACATATAGACTTAAAGGAAATAAAAGTCCTTTAACTTTTACAATACCAAGTAAACACACTAGAAGACATCCTCTTTTGTGGTTCGATTCAAAAAAAGAAGAACAAAGAGAATTAAGATATGCCACTAACATGAATTCACCATTTGTAGATGAACAAAAAGGTGAGGTAACATTAGGACATATTACTTTTAGAGATGGTACTTTACATGTTCCTAAAGAAAACAGAGCTTTACAAAAACTGCTTTCAATATTTCATCCTATGAAAGATAAAAGATTTATTGAGCATATTCCACAAAGAATAGCTGAAGATCAATTAGAAAATATAGAATGGGAAGTAGAAGCATTAAATACAGCTATGAACATGGAAATAGATGTTGCTGAAGCAATTGTAAGAGTAGAATATGGATCTAAAGTAAATAAAATGTCTTCTAAAGAATTAAGAAGAGATTTATTATTACTTGCTAAAAAGAATCCAAAATTATTCTTAGCTCTTGCAGCGGATGAAAATGTACAATTAAGAAACTTTGCAATCAATGCAGTGGAAAATAATATTATTTATGTTTCACAAGATAATAGATCAGTACATTGGGGTAGCAATGACAGAAAATTAATAACTGTACCATTTGATGAAAACCCTTATTCAGCATTAGCGTCCTGGTTTAAAACAGACGAAGGTGTTGAAGTGTTTAGGTCTATAGAAAAAAGACTAAACTAATACATAATAATAAAGGCGGATTCGTCCGCCTTTATATTAAATTAATAAAAATATAATGGCAGTAAACGTAGATATAGTTTATAAAACCGTCTTGTTAATACTTAACCAACAACAAAGAGGTTATATGACTCCGGACGAGTTCAACAAAGTAGCGACTCAAGTTCAACTAACTATGTTTGAAGCATATGCTAGTGATTTAAATCAACAGTATCGTGTTCCTCAAAATGACACTGAATATGCTAACCGAATAAAAAATATTGAAGAAAAATTACAATTCTTNTCAAACTAGTGGAATCGCAACTTTTGTGGGTCCACATTTTACTTTACCTACAGNAAGCGCTGTACCTACAGTTGTACAAACCTTTGCAGGTAATCCACCTATTGATGGATTAAATACTATTTTTGATGTAACATCTTGGACTACAGCTCAATCTAATGGTGCTGATGTTAAAGTTTTCTTAGACGGAGTAGAACAAGCAGCAGGTATTGATTATACATGGAATGCGGGTGGAAACCAGTTAACCATGACAGTAGCGCCAGCAATTGGACAAACACTTGTTATTCAATTATTTCCAAGTGATTTTTATAGATTAGGTACAGTAATTTATAAAGGAGCTAAAATCGCACAATATGTACAACCAAATGAGTTAACACAATTATTACTTTCCCCTTTAACTCAACCAAGTGAAAGTTTTCCATTATATAATTATGAGAATGATTTATTATATTTGTATCCTACAAGTATACAAAATAATATAACTATAACTTATTTAAGAAAACCAGCTGATGTAGTATGGAATTATACTGTTGGTGGTTTTGCACAATTTATATACAGTGCTACTAGTTCTACAAATTTTGAATTAGATGTAACAGAGCAAACAGAAATTATTATGAGAATATTAGCATTCTCTGGAGTAATAATAAATGATCCTACAATAATACAAGTAGCTTCTCAAGCAGTAGCAGCGGAAGAAACTAATGAAAAAAGTTAATAAATGAATACAACACCAGATGGTGGATTAATCACCAACACTAATAGACAATATTACGCGGGCGCGCAGGGATTTGTAGTAGAAGATGTAGCAGGACAATCTGTTTTTACTTTTACATTTACTCAAGAATTAGTATTGGGAGATTGGGACCCTAACGCTGTGGATTATGCTTTAAATAATTTTAAACTATATTCAAGTCCTGATGGTTTAACTTATACAGAATATGTAACATCTTATGCTTTAGAAATATTAGGAAATGGAGATAGTAGAATAACTTTAGGAGCTCCATTACCACAAAATAATGTTTTAGTTTGTCAATTAAAAAGATTAGATGGTGGAGATTATGGTAATAGAGATGCTTATGGAACAACTACTGAACAAAATTATGGTAACTATTCATATGTTACATTAGAAGATATAGTAAATAATTATATAGTAGGATTTGTTGGTCAAGATAAATTAATTCCTAGAGTTAATAGAACCGATGTAATTTTTCTATGTAAAAAGAGCTTTACAAGAATTTAGTTATGATACTTTAAAATCAGTTAAATCACAAGAATTAAACATACCACCTAGTTTAAGTGTAATATTACCTCAAGACTATGTAAACTATGTGCGTATTTCTTGGATAGACAAGTTAGGTGTTCAACGTATTATATATCCATCAAATAACTTAACAGATAGTCCTTATAATCTACCAATACAAGATAGCAAAGGAGTACCAACTCAAGATAATTTTGGAGAAAATTTAGAAGGAACATCAATAACAGAAGAAAGATGGGCTACAGCTAATACAAATTTAATAAGTCAAAATTATGATTTCCAACAATACAACCAAGGTTTAGATTGGTGGGGATATAACTGGGGCTATGGTGGTTATTGGTACTGGGGTTGGGGTGAACAATATGGAATGGATCCTCAATATGCTCAACGAAATGGGTGGTTTACAATGAATGAAAGAGAAGGAAAAGTATCATTTTCTAGTAATTTAAGAGGAAGATTGATAATTCTAGAATACATCTCTGATGGACTTGCTTATGATTTAGATAGTAGAATACCTAAATTAGCAGAAGATGCAATCTATTCATATCTAAATCACGCTATATTAGCTTCTAGAATAGGACAACCTGAGTATATAGTACAAAGATACAAAAGAGAAGCAAGTGCTAAATTGAGAAACGCAAAAATAAGATTATCTAACATTAAACTTGATGAAATAGTTCAAGTAATGAGAGGTAAAGCTAAGTGGATAAAAAGATAAACTATGCCAGAAATTAAGAATACCTTTCTAAAGTCCAAAATGAATAAAGATTTGGATGATAGATTAGTACCAAATGGTGAATATCGTGATGCTGTAAATCTACAAATAAGTAGATCAGAAGGATCTGATGTTGGTGAATTTGAGAATATAAGAGGAACTTTAGAGCTAGCTAAGCTTTATACTGGTTTTGATGGCTCACTTACATTGCCTTTACCTTTAGGCTATAATGCTAAGGTAATAGGAAGTTTTAGTGATGACACAAGTAATACTATGTATTTTATGAGTGCTGCTTGGAATCCAGTGTGCCAAGGTTTACCAGCAGATACAATATGTCCTAGAGATATAANAACTTATTCAAATGGTTTACAATCAGGAACTACTATAAGATTAGAAGATGCTAGTGGAACAGTTGTTAATTGCGCTACACTAGGTATTCAAGTAGGAATGTTATTTCAAATTCCTAGTGGAACTAATCCTACTAATGAAGCTTTAGTTTTAGAAATAAATGCTAGTGATATAGTCTTAAGTGCTAGTGTTACTCTTAGTGCTGGACAACAAGTTATTATAGGTTGGGCTAATATGATTCATTCTTATAATACAGTTAATAATCAATTAACTTTATTAGTAAGAGGAGCGTTTTTAAATTTTAATCAAAACTATCCTATTTATGGAATTAATAAATTAGAAGAATTATTATTTTTTACAGATAACAATAATCAACCTAGAAGAATTAACATCATTACAGCTAATGAAAATAATTTATATTGGCCTACATATTATACTACAGAAGACCAAGTATCTGTAGCTAAATACTATCCTTATGAAACTCCTATAATTTTTAATAGAAGTATTCAAACATGTACAAGTGGAGTTGTAGCTGCAGCACCTTTGCGTGGTTATATATTAACTATGAACCTTATTGATGGAATAGAACCTGGAGATTTAGTAACAGGTTTTACTGATCAGACTGATGAAGAATTATGGGAGGTTATAAAGATTGATGGTAACGATGTAACNATATATAATAACTTTTTAGAACAACCAACGAATCCTGTTGCTGGATTAGAATTAAGTTTTAGTAGACCTACTATGACTAATGAATCTAATAAATTAGCAGATAATGGATTTGATACTACTTTAGATAGTTTAGCAGCTGGTGCAATTGCTGCGGGTAACGCGGTTCAATTAGTATATAATTTTGATAACGCTACTACAGAAGGTCCACAACCTACCCCAATAGTAGGAGATTTAATTGTAAGCCCAGATTTAAATATATCTACTGGTGATGACGTTAGAATTCAATCTATTGATTCTATTACACCAGGTATTTCCAGGTAATACTAGTTATTACTTTTAACAAGAGATATTACTGTAGTAACTGGTACTGAAGAAGTAAGTAGTTTCTGCTAATCCAAATTACGATGNTTTGTTTAAAGGAGATCCTGATTTGATAGAAGAAAAATATGTTAGATTTAGTTATAGATTTAAATTTGTAGATAATGAATATTCTGTAAGCGCTCCATTTACACAGATATGTTATATCCCTAAACAATATGGATTTTTTGGTTTAGGTTCTAATCCTAGTGAACAAGACATGATAGATGCTTACACCTCTACTATAGTATCTTGGTTTGAAAATAGAATTAACAATATAGGTTTACAAATTCCTTTTCCATTAGGCGGAACAGATGTAGTTACTGCTACAGCGGCATTAACAAGACTATATCAAATTAAAGAAATTGATATATTATATAAAGAATCAGATAGTTTAATAACAAGAGTAGTAGATACTATACCTGTAAATACTTCTCCATCATTTACGGATTTTGTTAAACCTATTCCTTCAGGAGCAGGTGGTTCTACAACTGAATTTTATTTTACTATATGATTATAAATCTATAAAACCTTACAAAGCTCTTCCACAAAGTCAAACTACTAGGGTATATGATAGAGTTCCTGTTAAAGCTCTTGGTCAAGAAATTATAGCAAACAGAATAGTATATGGTAATTATACAGAAGGACATACTCCTCCAGCTAACATGGATTATGGAGTTTTTAGAGCCGACAAATCTATAAACTATGATAATTATATTCAATATCCTAATCATACTTTAAAACAAAATAGAAATTATCAAGCTGGGTTTGTATTAGGAGATAGATATGGTAGACAATCTAGTGTTATATTATCTATAAATGATGATGTACCCAATGTAGATGGATCAACTATTTATGTGCCATATAAAATGTGGGAAGAAGTAAGTGATATTCCAGGAACCTTAGGTGGAAACGATGTATCTACTTATGAATGGTTAGGAAGTGTATTAAGAGTTAGATTAAACAACAATATAAGTGCTGTGCAAGTTAATACAGCAAGTGGTGAACCAGGATTATATAAAGCTTATGAAAATACAAGTGTAGATAGAATATCTGTTGATGTTTTAAAATCCAGGAAGTGGATATGTAACTAGTCCAACACCATTATCTACGTCATATGATCCTGCTTCAATAGGTCAAGGATCAGGTTTAACAGTAGAAGTAACCGCAGTAGGTGGGCTTGGAGATATAACTGGTGTAAGAATTGTTAATCCTGGCACAGGTTATGCAGATGGTCAATCTGTTATAGTAAACGGTGGTGGTAACGATGCGGTAATTAATTTAACTGTTTGGGCTCCTAATGTTTTAGGTTGGCAGTCATATAAAATAGTTATAAAACAACAAGAACAAGAATATTATAATGTTTATTTACCGGGATTTATAGCTGGTTATCCAGTTATAGAACAAATCGGAGCAGGTAAACTAGCGTTAACATCTATATTTAGTGATAATATAAACAAATTACCAAGAGATCTTCAAGAAGTAGGTCCTTTAGATACAGAATTCGCAGCTTCAGTTAATTTATTTGGAAGAGTAAATAATCCAGATATTAATAATGAAAACGGTGGAGCTGGAACAGGTCCTTATTGGAGTTTAAGAGAAGAACCTTGGAATTGTCAATATTTTCCTGGAAGATTTAAAGATGAAGTTATTACTATAGCTCCAGTAGGAACAGGTGGTTTAGAAGTATCAAACGTACCGTTTACTCCAGGAGGAGNCGCGCCTTTAGCAACAAAAGGACCTTATTCTAACACACTCAATACAAATTTAAGTATTGCTGGTCCACAAGTAGCTTGGGGTATACCCGGTGCTTTATCTAGTGTATTTAATATAGATCAAAACCCTTTAGGTGGAGTTATAACAGTAGGTGTTCAAGAATCTCAACCTAATTTAAATCCTAATATACTAGCAACATTAGGGGCTAGAGTATCAGAATTTGACTTTGATCCTGCACCAACTACTGATATTAGATGTATGACACCTTATTTAAGTATTAGTGAAACTGAACCTGTTACAACTGATTTAGAATTATATTATGAGACTTCTACTTCAGGTAATTTTGTATCATTAAATGAAGTAGTAAGATTAAGTTTTACTGGTGTAGATGGTGTTACGGAAGCTGTTGGAGATTTTTATGAGAGTGATATAGTAGGAGCTAGTGCTGTTAATGGATTTAGTTTTATAGATGCTGATGGAACAGTACAACCTAGTGCTACAGCAGTTGTTTCAAACATAGTAGATAATAACGGAGTAGTTTATCCTACAGATCCTGCAGATCCTCTTACTCCATTTGTTTTAGATAATTTAGGAGCAGGTGTATGGAATTTAGAATTAAATATACTACCAGTAGATTTTAATATTAGCCCTACTCCAGGTACAGCAATAAGAACTTATAATATTTCTTATGAGGCTACTNTACCTACAATTGATGGACCTTTAGTATCTAATTTAAATAATGCTCAAGTAATAAGTTTATTAAATTATAGACCAAATGTAACAGGGTTTTTAGAAAGCGCAGCTACAACTAACCCAGGTAATATATTAGCACCAGGAGGTACAGCTGAAGTAACTAATCCTCCATTTGGAGTAACAACAGTATTTGGGAAATTTCAAGGAGATAATGGTAGTTCAGTAGGTGCTCAAACAAATTTAGTATGGGAGTTGGGTAAAGCAGTAAATCCAAACTATGGTGAAATATGGAGCGTAGATTGTTCTAATGGAGATCTATCATGGGATACAACTCTTCCAAGGTTCAAGTAGCTACCTAAACAAGATNCATTATATACATTTTTTGTAGCTCCATCAGATTGTGGAACTTGTGGACCTTTAACTACAACCGTAGAGTCTTTAATTGGAGGTGGAGAATTTAAAATACAATTTGGAATTCCTTCGGTTCCTAGAGCTATTTGTTCTGGAAGTAATGGTTATCCTTTTGATTGTAGAGAAACACCTACATTTGCTACTAGTTCTAATTATATGGCGGGAACTGCAGCGCCTATTAATCAAAATCCTTACACAGTACCGTCAGGTATAACATGGTCACCAGCAGTATGTACTACTACAGATTATTATACTGGAGGATCTACAGGTTGGTATGGAGGTGTAGCAGCAGGTGGCGGTTTAGCTAACGGAGGTGGTAACACTTCAGGAATGGGTGGTGTAAACCCAGGACATCCAGCAGAATTTTACTTTGGATTTAAAGGACCTACTAATGCTACTACTTTAGGAACTGAAACTCAAGATTATTTTATAGCTAACCCAGCTTATTCTGCTTATACCACTGTAGAGTCAGGTAATGGTTTAATTGGAGAAGATCCTTGGGGCACAGGAAATCCTTTTCAAAATGGATTAGCTTTTTACAATGTAGCATCAAGAACGGCTTATGATCCAGCTTTATGTCCTTTACCAACCCCAGGACCTATTCTTGGTGCAGGATTAGATAAAGGAACATTAGCTATACAAGTAAAGTTATTAAGAGTAGGCGCAACAGTACCAGATACTGCAACTACAGATTACACTATTATTCATAGACCACCAGGCGGAACGTGGCAAGCAGCTGTACCATCAGCTATTGCTAATGGAGATCCAGTAGATTCTCCAACTAGTCCTGGAGTAGCGGTACCAGCAACAACTACATTAAGTACAGCTAATTTAGGTAGTACAATAAATTGTTTCTTATATTTCTTTAGTGCACCAGGAGAATATGCGGTAAGAAATAATGGAGTAGGAGGACCAGGTGGTGCATCAGATGCTGGAGCCAACGCGTTCCAAGTAGATTTCTGGGATGCTTATGAAGGATCATCAGTAAGTGGAATATGTAGTAATTGCACTGGATCATAGTAAGAATTTAAAAAAACAAGTAATAATAATTATAATGGCAGTTACACTAGAGGTATCATATTTTAACTCCTTCTGGTTGAAGAGATTAAAGAATTTCCCAGGTACTACTAATGGTACTACTAGAGATAATGGAGGGGATGGTTATATTGAACCAAATGTAAATGAAGATTGGTATATAGAAGAAGCTAGAATACGTGGTGGATTTAATAATACTAGTGTAGACTTTGGTGTAAAAGCTTATATAGTAGAAGAAGCTCCAGATCAACAAAATAGAGGTAACTCTTTAATATATTCTGGAGTATTTAATTCTAGAACTGGTATTAATAATACTAATCAATTTCCAACAGGTGAAGATATTACTAGATCTGTAGATCCTGTTAGTGGAAGTATTCAAAAATTATATTCAGAAAATACTAATTTAATTATACTTCAAGAAAGAAAAGTAAACAGAGCATTAGTAGATAAAGATGCTATTTATACAGCGGAAGGTCAACCCGTATCTACTAGTACTAATTTAGTTATAGGAGCAGTACAACCTTTTGAGGGTAATTTTGGTATATCAAATGATCCAGGTTCTTTTGCAGTATATGGATATAATAAATACTGGACTGACAAAGATAGAAGTGCAGTGTTGAGATTAGGTGCTAGTGGTATAGAAGAAATATCTAACAACGGAATGATTGATTGGTTCAGAGATAATTTAGGTATTATTAATAATTCTAATGGCGCTATTCAAGGTTGTTATGATATTTATAATAAGAACTATACATTGTCTTTAAAAAATGGACCATTATGTACAGGAGTAGCAGGAATAACTGAATATACTTTAGCTTTTGATGAAATATCAGGAGGTTGGGTAAGTTTTTATTCATTCATTCCAGAACAAATGAAAAGTAACGTAGGTAATTTTTATAGTTGGTATGAAGGAAAGTTATGGCAACATTATCAAAACTAATGATCATAATTATTTCTATGAAACATCTGCAGCATCGACTGTACAATTTATATTTAATCCAGATCCTACAAGAATTAAAACTTTTAAAACTATAAATTACGAAGGAACTAATGGCTGGGAATGTGTGTTAGTAGAATCAGATCCTACTGGTCCAGCAGCTATCCCTCCAGGTTTCACCACTACAGATACTAGTAATTTAATACCAAGTTATGATGAAGGTACATATGTAGATGGCGGTGTTCAATATAGAGCAGGATTTAGTAGAAAACAAAATACATATTATGCATCTATAAAAAATAACTCTAACCCAAGGGCTGGAGAAGTTGTGTTTGGAGGAGAAAGAGAAACTGGAATAAAAGCTTTTTATGCTACCGTTACATTTAGAACTGACACATCTACTGATAGTGGTGGTCGTAAAGAACTATTTTCAGTAGGTAGTAGTTATATAAACAGATAAAATTATATGAAATTTAATGCAAGAAAATTAACTGACAAAGATTATGATTGTCTAGTTGATTGGTGGAAATGGTGGCGATGGACACCTGTAACCAGAAATTTTCTTCCAGACAATGGTACTGGAGGAATTATAATAGAAAAAAACAAAACTCCTATTGTAGCGGGATTTATATATTATACTAATTCCGATGCAGTATTATTAGAATGGATTGTATCTAATCCACATTATAAAGATAAAGATAGAAAAGAAGCTGTAGAATTATTAATTAATACAGCTGAAATGGTTTGTAAAGAACAAGGTAAGAAATACATGTTTAGTATTGGAAGAAGTAAACATTTAATAGATACACACAAAAAATTAGGATGGCACGTAGATGAAAAGCCATCTCATGAAAATTTATAAAAATTATTTAAAATGGCAATAGCAAGTTCAGTATTAATTGGCGCGGGTGTAGCCGCAGCAGCAACAGCAGTAGGTGGAGCAGTAGCAGCAGGTAAGCAGCATAAAGAAATGCGTAGAGCCCGTAATGCTAAAGATAGAGCACGTATTAAGTTGGAAGACGCGGTAGAAGCTAGACAAGACATTATCAACCCTTATGCAGGAGTAACTGATTTAAGTACTTTAGCTAGTGATTTATCTGCACAAATAAGCAACCCTTATAATAATCTTCAAGTGTCTACAGCTGCCGCTGAAATGCAAGCTGAAGAAGCAGATATTTCATTATCTAATACTTTAGATACTTTAGAACAAACAGGTGCTAGTGCAGGTGGTGCAACAGCTTTAGCTATGGCATCATTAAAAGGTAAGCAGGATGTAGCTGCTTCCATAGAACAACAAGAAGCTAAAAACGCCGAGCTGAAAGCTCAAGGAGAACAAGCAATGATACAACAAAAAGTAGCAGCAACTACTAGGTATCAAGATGTCTTAATGGAACAAGGTGCTAGAATGGAAGCTTCAAATGTAGAAGGAGAGATATTCCAATTTAAAGCACAAGAAAATAGAACAAACTCAGATATTAATAGATATCAAGCAGAAATGATGGGGTATGCGCAGCAACAAAATGCTGCAGCTATGGCTAAGGCTCAAACTACAGCTTCAACATTTGCAGCGGTAGGTAATATAGCTTCATCCGCAATTGGGGGAGGAGGATCTTAAATAATACAAAATGGCAAGAGAAGATTACAATATACAAAGAGAAATAATTGAAGCTGCTCATTCAACTCAAAATAAACTGATTGATACAAGCAAGAAACGTAAAGTAAAAGAGTTAGATTTTTTAACTGATATTAGTTTACAATATAGAGATAAGATAACATCACCGCATGCTAGCAATGAGAATGTAGATCCTAAATTAACTGAAAAAATTATTGGTGATCTAACTAAAGAAGCAGATAATTCTGTTATTTATTATGAAACTCAATTAAAACACAATGCACAAAATCTTCCTCAAAAAACAATTAAGGAATTTAGAAAATATATTGATGATTTTTACGCAAAGACAGATGAAATAATTAAGTTAGGTGGTTATTTAGATCAAGCAGTTCAACCTATGTTGGGTGATAATCTTCCTGAAACTATTAGTAATTTAGATAAAATAAATTTTAATGGAAAAAACGAAAGAAGCAANNAGGACAATAGTATGATGGCTATAAATGGTTGGGCTAATAACTTTGACAATACTCCTGATNTAAAAGTTGATAAAGGATATAGATATGAAAGTGAGGGAGGAGAAAATAAAGCATTTTTAACACAGACCGTTGATGTAGATATGTTTAGTAAAACCTGGGATAAATACTTTGATAACAGAGATTATATAATGAGAGATGTAGTTAATGGTAAAAACATGTTAATAAATCCTGATAATGGTAGAAGATATTATAGATTTTACAGTGAAGTAGATAATACTTTATTAGGTAATGGAGATATATTCGACATGTATACTACAGAGGTTCCTCCTAGTATGAAATATGGTGATGCTTTTGAAAACTCTGGAGTTACTCAAAAAGCTACTATTCAACCACAGTTTTTTTTAGGAGGTAAAATAAAAGATACTGAAGATGAAAGTGCTCCCGCAGATTCATTTGAAGAAATGTCTACTTTTGATGTAGAACTTAAAGCAGGTTCTCCACATAAATTATTTAAAGATGATATAAGGTTTTTAGATACAGAAGCTATATCTGGAAGTATTTCTCCCGAATTAAATCAAGAAATAGAAGGATTATTTGCTACAGGTAGTGGTAATCCTGGAGTATTATATGGATATGCTAACAATGTATTAGGTATAGATTTACCAGTAGGATTTTTTGAATCATTAACTAGATCAGAAAAAGATTATTACAATAGTTTAANTGGCCCAGAACAAGCTGCTTATATTGGTAATAGATATAAGTTCAACACTGTAGATGGGAAAACACCTATTAGCTTGGTTAATTCTCAAAAAGCTTGGTTTATGGAGCAGTTAAAAAATAAAGTTTTAGATATTAAACTAACTGAATCTACTNGTAAAGATCAACCGGGTTTTGAAAAAATAGTTTTAGATGATGAAACTGAAAATGGTAGAACAATGATTAATTTTTTAAATGATAAAGGCTTAGCTATACCAGAATATTANCAAAATCAATTAGGTATTAATGAGTGGCAAGCAGGTATGCCAGCTTATATTCAAAAAATTCCTAAAGGTTTTAAAATGCTTCCTAGAAAAAGTTGAAGGAAAATTAGCAGAAATGTTGGCTAAATATTCTGCAGATTTTGCAGCAAAATTAAAATACTATGATAGTAAACGAGGATAATACTTGGGAGTTAGATGATTTTGTAAATCAATCTGATGATGAAGTAAATGTTATACCAGAGGAAGAAACTGAGGAAGAAGAAGTTGAAGAAGTTGAAGAAACTAAACCACCTGAATTTGTTGAGGAAATTGTAGATCTTGAGTTAGGTAAAGATTATGAAATTTATTCCACTAAAGATAAACCTTTAAGTGAAATGGATGCAATGCAAAAGTTTTTTGAATCAGCATATCCTGATATTGTTTCTCAAGAAACTCCTGATGATTTATCTAAATCCCATCTTGTAGAAAAGCTAGATTTNAAGAGGGAAACAAAATATCTATGGTGATCAAATGGGTGCAAATGTTTTGGTACAATCAACAAATAAGCGGATACTATAACAAAGATACAGGATTATTTAAATTAAATAAAATGGATGATCCTAAAGCTGTTTCTCAAGCTGCTCATTATAATAATATGGTGGCTGATTACACTGGTATGATGACAAGAAATAATTTAGATCCCAAACTTACAACAATAGCACAGCCAGGTGAAGAAGTAGAAGCTGAAGGAAAAACATGGAAATATGATATTATTGAAGGTGAAGATGGTTTTGGATTAGGGTACTATATAAAAGATAAAAAAAATAATACTTGGGAATTAACAGAAGGAGATAGTTGGGACGAAAGAGCAGCTATATATGGTATATTTGATCATGATCAATTAATGGATCCTAAAAACCAGTATAATCTTGAAGATATAAGATATTATCAACAAGATGAAACAAGAAAGAATATTATAGTAGATTTATATCCTGTTCCAGAATCAAAAAATAATATATTAGGTGGTCCACCAATACATGAGATTCAAATGCTACCCGATAAAATAATCAGAGCACAAGGTATTACTCAATATAAAGATGCAGCAGGAAATATAAAATCAATTCCTATAATGACTGGAGATGTTGATTATACTTATACAGGTGAATATCAAGACGATGCTAGAGATTTATTGTTACAAAATGGATTTCCAGAAGATACCACGCCTACTATAGTAGATATATTTAGTTACGCATTAGATGGTAAAGACACTCCTTTTGAAGGAGGTTTAGAAGCTATAGGTGTAGATCTTCCTTTCTTTTTAGAATATTTAAAAAATTCTAAAGTAGATCTAAATCAGGTCACAGATGATTATTTTCAAGCAACTGTAGAGAATGGCGGAGATACAGAACTAAAAATAATGTGGGAAAAGCAAATGTATAGTCATCTTTTTGGATTTGGTGAAGAAAGAAAAGGTTATTTTCAAGAACAAAATACTAGATTACAAAATTTTTTATTAACAAATTATCTTGCTGATCAACTTAATACAGAAGAAGGCAGGAATAAATTTGAAACTATTATTGACCAACAAAATAAGTTAGCGGAAGAAAGTGTATACGATTTTAATAAATTTACTTATAAGGATTGGGCTAATAATCCAGCATTACAAAAAGCAGTAGCAGATTCTTTAATGGAAGATTTAGATACAGATAATGAAGATGTTATGNTGTCTTATATTCAAGACTCTATGTATTCAACAGGTAGCTTATACTCAGNTGCTTTTGTANATACTGTATTTCCTAATTTTGATAAATGGAGAAANGATAAGGCAGAAAGAGNAAGGGAACAATATGAAGAAGCTAACGAAGAAGGAGCTACATTTGGTCAATGGGCAGAACAAACTTGGTTTGGCACTGTAGGAGTTGGAAAAAGAATTTTAGATCATACAGTTGCGGCTGCAGATATTTTATCTCCATTAATAACTAGTTGGACGACTTGGGACGGACCAGTTTCTAGAGCTGATTGGATAAAAAAAGAATTTAAAACACAGGATAGAGTAGAAATTCTTCCTCAAGGTACGACAGGTAAATCTTTAAATCCATTCAAGGGTTTTAAAGATCAAGGTAAAATTGCTGCAGTAGAAATTGATGGAGAAATGGTTAATTTTATTCAAGATCCAGATACAGGGCAGGTATATAACATGGATTTGAAAATTGCTTATTTTCCAGAGGTTAGTCCAGGTGGTACAGAAGAACAACTTAAGATTTATAAAGCTTTAGAAGAAAGTGAAGAAATAGGTTCGATGGGATCTTGGAAAGGTTTTAGTTCTAGAATGGTAGGAATAGGTGCTCAATTAGTATGGGATATTGGTATGATGTTAGCTACTAAAAATTTAGCTAATAAAAAAGGTTGGACTAAAAAATATAAAACATGGTTAGGAAAAAATAAATTCATTAATAATAAAAATTTAGTATTTAATCCTAAAAATATATCTCTTGCATCAAACACTGCTATATATTATGGTACTACTTTTGCTTTAGATGGTTACAACGATGCTTATAGAGGTGCAGTGGCAAACGGCATGAGTGATAATACTGCGTATTGGGCTGCTATACAAGCAGCTGGTGCTCACGGCACAGTTGGTGCATTGACTAGTATTTTTGTTCCTTCTAATATGTTGATGCAAATACCTAAACAATTTTCTAGATTTTCAAATGCTTCCGCGGGTTATTTAAACGCTTTAAAAAATGGTGGACCTCAAGCGGCTAAAGGATTTTTAAGAAATTACTATAGTAATATGAGCTTAACAAATAAAGCTGTATTAAATAGACTTTACAATGGAGCTAAAGGATTAGCTGGAGAATTAGGTCAAGAACTTTCTCAACAAGCAATGGGTGAAGAAGTTGTTAATAGATTTATTAATAACCAAGTAGGTGTTAGATTTTTAGATCAAGATTTTACAGCGGGAGAAGCTTTTAATGTAGCGCTTTATGCTAGTGCAGCTGGTGGTGCAGTGGGAATGATCTCTAATCCTGATTCTATTTATGATAATCACGATGTTTATAATATGAATTTATGGACTCTTGCTAAAGACCCAGCAAGATTCAAAAAAATATTAGCCATGATGGTTTCTGATGGTAATCTAGATCAAGCTATGGCTGATCAAGCTATCAAAGAAGTAATGGCTATGAAAGATTTTGGTAATAAAATTCCTAGATTTTTAAAGGCTAAAGCTATAGTACCTTATGCTTTATTAATGCAAGAAGATGATCGGCTTGAAAAACTAAAAAAGAAAGCTAAAGGTGAGAAAGCAAAAGAAAAAATTGATGAACAAATAGATGCAAATAATGAAAAAATTAATATTTTATTTGCTACAAATATAAATCAATCTTCAGCTGAGTTAATGCAATCTTTAGGTCAAGAATTTTATTCATTAGAAAATACTGAGGCAGTTAATGCGTTTATAGAAAAACTTAAAAAAGAAAATCCTAATAAAAAAATAACTAATGATGCTAGTGATTATGGAAATTTTATTACTTTATATGATTTTGATAGTGACGGTAACATTATACCAGACACGGAAAAAACTATAGCTATTATAAATGAAGATGCTGCTGCAAAAGGTGGTCAATTTTTAACCGGTCAACATGAAGCTTTTCACGGATTTTTATGGGGCGTAGCTAAAAAACATTTAGAGAATGTAAAAAAATGGGAATTAGGAGGTATGAAAGGTGATAAACCCGTGAGTCCTATAGCACAAATGGGTAATTCTGTTTTAAACTATTTAACCACTACAGAAGGTGTTGAATTTTTTAATGTTAAAACTAAAAGATGGAATAATAATCCTAGATTTTCAGAATTAAACTTAAGATTTAAACAATATTTAGCTGATGCTGCAAGAGGAAAACTAGATGACAAAACTGTATTAGAAGAAGTATTACCTTTGTTGAGTGAGGCTTTAACTAAAGGTATGATAAAACTTCCTGAAACCACATTGGGTAAATTATCAGATATTTTTAGAAGAGCTTTTGCCGCTGTTGGGTGGAATTTTGCTATAACAGAAGGTAAAGATGTAATAAATTTAATAAGAGATTTTAATTTAGCTATTGAAAGTCCTGGAGGATTAAGCAGAGGATTAAAAAATATAGGTGAAGGAAAAGGTAGTTTTGGAGTTGGAGATACAAATATAAACTTAGATAGTGAGGGAACTTTATCNCCTAAATTACAACGACAAGGTAAAGAACAGATGGCGACAGAGGATATACTAACANGTGCTATGGTAGAATTAGGATTAATTTCTAAAACTAGTGTTAGCAATGAGGCTAATGTAGAAGGTGAAGATAAGAAAGCTAGTAAAAGATTAACTGATTTAGTAGTAGACTTTCAGGATGGTAAAATAGATTATAAANAATTAAAAGATCAATATATAAAAGTTGGTAAAAGTGAGTTAAAAAGATGGGTTGCTAGACAACCAGATATGACTATTGATTTTAAAAACCTTCAAACAAATAAACAAATTGAAGAGTTGTTAGAAGCTCAATTCCCAAGTTTTGAAAGAAACTTTGATGCTAATAAAAGTCAAGCTACTACTTACATGGGTAACATTTCTAAAAGAGTAGGTATTGAAATAGCTAAAGAAGGANCTCGTCAATCTAAACAAATTAGTACTGATGTTTTACAAGAAAAAGGTTTTTACACCAGAAACTACTACTCAACCAGATTTAGATGTTACATCACAACCTACGGGTAAAAGAAAAAAAGTATTTCCTAACAAGATAAAAACAATATCAAAGAATATAACAGGTGAAACTCGAGCTGATCAAATGGTAATGTTAAAAAATGACATTATTGAAGGAATATTAAGNGTTGGTNCTAAACCTAAAGANATTGCAAGATACATAGCAGAAAAAACTAAAACAAAAGAATACAGGAAACTAATTAAAGATAAATTAGGAGTATTTGGAAGCGAACAATATATTAATAATGTTAGGGCTTTATTTGAAAATCAAGATTTTATTTCTTCAATACCAGTAGCTAACATTAAAAGAAGATTTGGTAAATTATTTGGTATTAGTAAAATAAATACTGTACCTACTGTAAAAGTAGAAGAAGGTAAAGAAACTCGTTATGATAAAGGGATATATAATATACCAGAAATTACAGATGGAAAACTAGCAAGAATTAGAAATTATTTCTTAGACGTTGCTAACGGAGAGAAAAGATCACAATCTTTATTTAGTATGATTGGAGAAGGATTAGCTGTAGAAGCAATGGAAGAATTATCTACGGATCCTGATTTTATGAAAGAGCTTCAAANTAGATTAAACTTTAGAAAATCTAGTATNGATGCTAATCAATTTATGTCTGAATTAAATTTTGATTTAGATAAAAGGAATTTAGAAGATACTTCTTTAGACAATGTAAAAGCATCGAAGAAATTTGATTTATCTCAAGTGTTCTTAAGTGATTTTGCAAAAGTAGTTTTAGATAAAAATATAAATGAAGTTTTAAGTAATTTAGATATAACTAATAAAAAGCTTAATACTGAATCATTGCTTCGAAAAGGTCAGAAAGAAGTTCTAGAATTTATTCAATTAACTGGAATGTCAACGTTTATGTTTGAAAGTTTTGCTTTAAAACAAGCAGGAGCTATTAGAGTTAATCCAAAAAATACTATTAAAAAGTATAATGAAGCTAAAAAAGAAGGGAAAAAATTAAATACAGAAGCTTTTCAAAGACTTAATCGATTTAATAGATGGAGTAAAGGTAAATTTGATAATGATAATGATTATTATTATGAGTTAAATGATGGTACCTGGGTTAAAGGTGATAAAGTGAAAAATAACTGGGTTCCACCTAAGGCAGAATGGAAAAATATAAAACCAGGAAGAGGACGATTGTATTGGGGAGAAAATGATCCAGCTTATACAGATGCTTTAGCAGCTACTACAGAAGGTGGTATTAAAGTTAAGCGAGTTAGTAGAACTAACAAAGAACTAGTTGCGGACCAAGATTTTATGGAAGGTAAAGTTCAAGATGGTAGAACTAGAAACGAAGTGTTTGATGATAACATGAAAGCTTTAGTTCAAACTATTAGGTTTTTAAATAAAGCAGTTAATGAAGGAGTTCCGGTTAGAGATATAAATGGAAAAATAGTTAAAGGTAATGACGGTGAACAAGTTTTACAACAAGTTCCTTTATCAACCGCTGCTTTATTAATCAAATTATCTTATCAAGCTACTACTGGATTAATTAAAGTTGCTAGTAAATTTAAATATTATCATAAAGATTTAAAAACAGGTGATAAATCTAGAGAGGAACATAATCCACCAGCATCAGTCGTTGGAGCTGTTATATTATTAGGTTTAAAACAAAATCAATCTGAAGCTGTAATTGATTGGATTAAAAAGAATTATTGGCAAAGTCAAATCCCAATTAGTGAGGATAATAAAATAAATAAAGCTAAACTTGCGGAAACACTTCCTGAGTTTACAACTTTTGAAACTAACACAGCAGTAAGATTAGTTAAAAGTGGAGATTTTAATTTAGATAAACTTGTTAGTAATGAGAAAGGTAAAAGAAAAGAACTTTAGCAGAAGAATTAAAGTTCCCTCTTGAAGTAGAAGAAAATGCTAATAATTTAGAAACTAGAAATAGATTGTTAGCTGAAG